TCCATCTTTATCCCTTGCAGCGCGTTCTCCTTCTTTCTCATCTTCAAAATATGGAGCTGTAGTTGTCCTGCAGTTGACGTGAAATGGTGGAGCAGTTGTACCAATTTCATAATCCTTAAACTCAAAAACTTTACCATCAATACTTTGACAAATTTCAGAAGTTCTGCTATCAAGAGTTGCAACAACTTCGTATCGTTCAACATTCAAATCCTCATAAGTCTTAATTCTAGCTTTAGAAGCATAAGCGGCACTTTCAGTATAGACAAGCCTTGCCACGTTGCTTTTACTTGCGCTCATTCTTTTAACAACTTTTTCTATTAAGGCATCTAGCTTGTCTCCACGAATAAACGCTTGAGTCATTTCAGTATGTAAAGTATTTATCAATTTATTTTTATCTTCCCATATCCTGTCTGAAAAATGTTTTCCATCTGAAGCCCAAGGACTAGAAACAACAGTGTCTACCAATTTATCATTCATCTTATACAAATTTGAACCAATATCCATACCAGTACCTTTTGCTATCTCAAAAAAAGTATGATTGTATTGGTCTTTATACAATCTCGACAAGTACTTCTCAAAACCTTTCCCATTATCATCGTACAATCTTTCTATTCTTGCTCGTACCTGAAGTTTTAATACTTCTAATCTCTCTATATGATACCTTGCACTTGCATTTTCAAGTTCTTTTTGAAATGATAACCCCTCCTTCCCAGAGGCTTTTTTTATATACTCTTCCGCAGTCCATTTGAACTCCTGTTTTTCTTTCTTATTAAGCATTTCCTTCGCATCTGCTAAAGATACATCATTGTTTTTAGCAATCCTGTTGTACCAGATTTCAATATCCTGATTTATCCTAGTGATTGCCTTGTCGTATTCAGCCTGCTGTTTCTTTATCTCTTTTACAGACATTTCATTAACACGTTTTTCTTCTTCTACAAATCTATCTTTCCAATAATCATTCATTTACATCACCATTGTGATTATGCACAACGTTCCTAAAATTTCCATAATCAGTTTGCTCTTGCATTTCTTGTTCTGAGTTTTCTTTTTTCATTCTTGCAAGTTCTTCTTGAACATCTGTTACCCAAGGATGTTGTGCAACCAATGTTTCGTCCGAAATTATCCCAACCGAATTTCTAATATCTGAAATAGCTTGACTCTCGTTTATCAATATGTCTCTATTTAACACAACCTCCACTTTTTCCTTTATGAAGTCGCCCTGTCCAGTATTCTTCAAATGATTTGCCACAAACCATATCATTTCTTCAAAACTTGCCTGAAACTCTGTTTCAAAATCATTTGCTTCCAAGTCTATGTCCGAGTACATTGAACGTATGTTAAGCTGATTCGGATTATTCCCAAGTGTATCAGACTTACTGTCAAATCCACCACCATTTTCAATTATAGTTTTTTTCAGCAGTTTCACAATGCTTTCATAGTTTCCTGCATTTACTTCAACTTGTAAACTTGATACATCTCCATCTTCCCTAACTTTAACAGCACCAAATGTTGAAAGATTTTTTCTGAATTCACCTAAATTTTCACCATCATAATTTTTAATAATTAAAATTGTATTTCTACTGTCTTCCTGCATATTATTCATAAAATCACTTATAAGCATGTTTAAAGCGTCCTGTAGCGATTTTACTCTTTTAAGCAAGGATTGTTCCAGCTCATCTGCCTTGAAGCATATAAGCGGTATTTTTTGCCAGTTGTAAGGCTTGTCATCAACACTTAGGTATGCCTTCTTTTCAATTGCTGTAAGTTTTGTATTGTTCATTTTATAATACTCAACTCCAGACTTTCTGTAAATCTCAACATAGTTTTCAGTATTATATGTCCCATTTTTATAAATCTCTCGACTGTAAACTCTTATTGCATAATCAAGCTCTTCATGCTCATTATCAAGCCAGACAGGAATAACCTCAACTGAATTTAATCTCTTGAATCTTAATTTCCCTGTTTCATCAACATACAAAAATAACCACCCAAGTCCATTGTTGTAGACATCAGTGGTTACTCTTTTTAGTATTTTAAGGAAATTTTTATCAAACAGTTCGTTTAATTTATTATCATATTCCTGATTCTCACTTTTAATACTTGGAGTTTTAGAAATTATATAATTTACTTTTTGCTTTACCAATTTTTTATACTGGTTATCCACTATTCTATTATTTGGTAAATTATTAACTTCTATCAATTCACCATTTTCTCCGATAGCTGTTCTTTGCCTAAAAAGTATGTCATGTTTCCCACGATAATAATCATTCCCATCTTTCATTTCTCTATATTTCCGACTCGCAAAATACCACATTATAATATTTTCAACTTCGCTAAGATTGATATTCTGTTCTCCCATTTTATCTTTTCTCCTAAACAATTTCTTAATAAATTTAAACATTTTTTCTCCTTAATCAAAAGAAAATGTAGGGCCTTTTGAATAGCTTTCAAGTGCATATCTCATTGCGTCCATTAAATGGTTAAAATCGTCTACAGGCTTGTTGACTGGATTGTCAAACTTGTCCTTATCCCACATATAGTTTGATATTTCGGTTATGAAATTCACACATCTGGGATGAATGATAATTTTATAATCCTGAATATATTGAACTCCGTTATTAATACTGTCCCTACCTTTTCTTGATTTTCTTATGCCTTTCAATCCCAAATCATAAAGTTCGTCAATTGACTTAGGCTCTTGACTATCTGCCACAATTTTTTCTTTTCCATAGCCTTTTCTGATAATCTCTTCAGCGATTTGACGGTTTTTCATTGCGTTTTTATAAATCTCGTCAAACACATAAATTTCCTTATTTGCTACATCAATCAGCCCACAGAAAAATGCTGACGGATCATTGGTATACCCAAAGTCTAGTCCGAAAGCTGATTTCACACCTTTACGTTTTGAAATTTCATTGACATCAAATTCTTTTTCTTCCCAGTTCTCATAAACAAGCCCTTCAACAATTCCCCACTCGCCTAAGCCAGCCACTTGATAACGCCTAGGATTATTCTTTTTCATATCTTCAAACAGTTTTTTATCAGACTCATCTAGCCATTCATTACACATATAATTAGTCGTTTTTGCCATTATATTTTCGTCTTCAACATCGAAAAATCTTTTTTTGAGCCAGTGCCGTTCGTTCCAAGGGTTAAACGTGAGTGTAATCTGCTTATATAAAGGCTCTTCAACAGTACCTCTTATACTTTCGTCAAGCATATTAAAATCCTGCTCCTTGTTTATCTCATAGGCTTCCTCAATCCACGCCCAGCATAGATTTCCAGTTTCAACTGTTATTGAAGTAACTTTAAGCGGATCGTCCAGTCCTCTAAATAGTATTTTCTGCCCTGTAGGAATATAAATTATCTCCAATGGACTTTCCTTAACTGACCAATAATCATTCACCTGAAGTGTATTTATAGCCCATTTCAAGTCTGTAAAACAGCTGTCTTTCAATGTCCTGTAAACTTTTCTTATTACAAGTAAATTTGCCCCAGGATATTTCATCATTGAATAAATAAAAAATAAAGCTGTGGTTTTGCTCTTTTTACTAGCTCTACTACCTTTGCAAACTCTATATCTACCTTTAAAATTCCAAAAATCTCTGTATCCTTTTCCAACCAGTTCCGGCAGATTCACTTTTCTACTCTTCAAGTTCGCTCTCACCTACAATCATAACAGGCACAACTCCTTCAACTTCAACTTTATCTGTAAACAGCCTGTATCGTTTACCAAGAAGCTCCGCCGACTTAATCCTATCTCGTAGCCCTATCTGCTTTTTAACCGTTCTAGCTTCACTTGTTCCGTCTCCAGTTCCTTCGACAACGACAACTTCCTCTTTGATTTCCCCTCTCATCGACTTAGTCAAAAACTCAAGCACTTCCTTGGCGGATGCCGTTCTCTCATCCTGCATAGCTTCCAGTTTTTCGTCGATGTAGCCTTTTATAGCAGGTTTAAGCAAGTTTTCCTGCCCAATAACTCTCGCTGTCTTCTTACTGTACCCTGCCTTTACCGCTGCTTCTGTTATATTTCCGGTTTCAATATAATAATCTGCGAATCTTTTCTGTTTCTCCGTCAATTTCATGTCAAGTTCTCCACCTCCTCAAAAATAAAAGTGCCTTGCAATTCTAAGCGGCTGCCGAATCACAAGACGATATACTAAAAAGTATTTATCAACAAAAAAAGACGGTTATAAAAAGAATACCGTCTTTTGACAGTTAAAATAACTGACACTTATAAGTGGAATGGTTTATTAAATGTCTTTTACATTTTTCACATTCTAACATATTATACCATATAAAAAGGTAATGTCAAGGTAGCCAAAAGGTAGCCTATCGGTAATTTTGTCAAGTCCTCTAGTCCAAAAGTACCTCAGGAAACAAGTTAAACTGCAATTCTTTAACCAATCTTGTTCTGTTTGTCCCAACAGTTTTTTCAGTCACTCTCAGCTCTCTTGCTATTTCTTCAATCGTCCATTCTTTAAGATACCTAAAATATATAACGTTGTAATATTTATCACCCTCAATGCTCATCAATGCGTTCTCTACTCTTAACATTCTCTTTTCCATTTTCAAGTTTTCAGATTTTAAATGCTCAATTTTTTCTATTTCTTTTTCAGGAACTCCCTCATATTTTTTTAACCCCCCTTGGACATTTTCTTCTCTTTTCCTTTTTCTTGCTTCTCCTAATCCATTTTCTATTATGTCGTTAATACGTTCATTATTTTTCTCAATTATTCTTTTGTAGTTTGGGTATGCCCTTAGCATCGCTTCTGTTTCTTTATACTTATCTATTTTATTTGCCTGTATTAATTTTTCTGCAACTCTGTCCGCTATCTTTTCTATATCTTTTTCATTCATGTGTTCTTGATTCTCCTTCAATAATTTCTTTTAAATTTGGTTCTTCAAACAGTTCGCTTTTACCAATTTTTCCTTTTTTAGGGCCTTCCGTATAATAAACAGGTTTCCCATTCTTATCTAATTTTGTCATATTAGAACGGTGAACTTCTTTAAACGCCGGAAGAAATATTCCATTGAAATTGTTTTCCTCTATCTGATTACATATCTCCATTGATTCTGAATCAGCTGTATCAAAGTATAACGTTTCCACAACAAGGTCTACATCTCCTTTGCATCGTTCCAATAATGTTCCTATATGCACATAAGCCATATCCACAACTGCATCTAATTTCCCAATTCTGTCGTTTTCTATTTCAGCTTTCGCATACTCCGTTTTTTCTTCCGTAAGCAGTAAATCCCTTAAACGTTCTCTATCTTCTGTCATTTCCACATTAAAAAATTTTTCTTGATTGAAAGCCAAATAAAATTCCTTGACCATTTTAACCATCATTTCCCACTGTTCCATCTATTTCTCCTCTTCTCTTTTATATTTTTCAATTCTTGCCTTCAGGCTTTGTAAAAGCTCTTCCTGAACGTCTCCTTTGCTCTGCAGGGCTTTCATTACATCCTCGTCCCTTGTATCCTGTGTCACAAGGTGATGGATTATAACCTTTTCCTTCTGCCCCTGTCTGTGAAGCCTTTTATTTGCCTGCTGGTAAAGTTCAAGACTCCAGTTAAGCCCAAACCATATCACATGGTTTCCGCCGTCCTGAAGGTTTAAGCCGTATGCCGCACTTGCTGGATGTGCCAGAAGTATGTCGATTTTCCCACTGTTCCAGTCTTTTTCATCCTCAGGGGTTTTAAGCTGTCTTACTCTTAATTTTGATTTCGCCAATGTCTTTTTTATTCTTTCCAAATCATGCTGAAAGCTGTAAAATACTAAAGCAGGTTTTCCGTTAAGCTCTTCTATAAGTTCCATAAAACGTTCAATCTTGCAGTCGTGAATCTTATGAACCTTACGTTCTTCATCGTAAATGGCTCCATTTGAAAGCTGTAATAGTTTTCCAGTCAATGCCGCCGCACTTGCAACTGATATTTCTTCGGACTCGTTCAGTTCTAAAATCATCTGTTTCTCAAGTTCTTCATACTGCTTTCTTGACTTGTTATCTAGTTCAATTGATATTGTGTTGTAGGTTATATCCGGAAGTTCCAAATAATCTTCTGCCTTCATCGAAACACATATATCGCTTATCTTGTTCATAATTGACTTGTCTGACCCTTCCTTCAGTTCATATTCCCCAAAAGGATTTCCGCCATATTTTGAATAATTAAAATATCTCTCACGAAAAGCTGTTATATTCTTTCCAAGTCTTTCTCCCTTATCCAGCAGATATATTTGTGCCCAAATATCTTTTAGTCCATTTGGTGCCGGTGTTCCTGTAAGCCCTACTACTCTTTCTATTTTCCCAAGTACAAGTTTCAATGCTTTAAATCTTTTGCTTGCATGGTTTTTAAAACTTGAAAATTCATCAATTACAACCATATCAAACGGCCAGTCATTTTTATAATACTCGACAAGCCACTGAACATTTTCACGATTTATCACATAAATGTCAGCCGGCGTATTCAATGCTACTATTCTTTTCTTCTCTGAACCAAGCACTTTTGAAAATTTTAAGTATTTCAGATGATTCCATTTTTCCGCTTCATTAAGCCACGTACTTTCGGCAACCTTCTTCGGTGCTATTATCAGAACTCTGTCAACTTCAAACCTGTTAAATTTAAGTTCATCAATTGCTGTAAGCGTTATGATTGTCTTCCCCAGTCCCATATCAAGTAACAGTCCAACATTTGGTGTTTTTATAACTTTCTCAATGCAGTATTTCTGATAATTGTGTGCCTTGAACTCCATTTTTAATTCTCCTTCCAGTTAGAAAGTTCAGTTTCCAATACTTCATCAACCTTTTCTTTGGAATCCACCACATAAACTTTTTGCCCTAATTTCGTTATTTTTGTAATCTGATTTACTTGCAAGGCTCTCGGCTTTTTTCCTGGGGATTTCAATTCAACAAAGAATATTTTTCCATTTGGGAGTAGACAAAGCCTGTCTGGCACTCCTGAGTTTCCAGGACTCGTAAATTTATATGCGACCCCCTTTTTATTTTTTATTTTCTTAACTAGATAATTTTCAATTTCTTTTTCTGACATCTCTACCTCCAAATTTTTATAAGGCTACAAACTTTTCGCGCGCGCGTATAGAGACTATTAAATAAAGGATTTATATACTCCATATACGCGTATTTACACCCTTTAATCTCTTTAATTCCTTTATTTTATACTCTATATAGAAAAGATTGTAGTTTTTGTTGCCAATCATATTGTAAGTACGATTAATAAAGGGTTTATGTGGCAACAATCTTGGCAACAAAGTGGGCAACAAGCAACAAAGTTCATTTTTTTAATTATTTTTGCGGCAACAAAAGTTTGTTGCCATTTTTAAGTTTGTTTCCCATTTTGTTGCCCACTTTGTTGCCGTTTTCATTCTTTAAATCCTTTAATTTTAAAAAGTTCTAAAAAGTTTGTAGACTTTGTTGCCCGTTCTATATTTTTATCTTTTTAAACCCTCTTTGCTTCCCATAACTTCCATATTTTAAAGGGTGCTTTATCCGTTCCCACCCTTTCATATTTTCCATTATTCCGTTAATCTCCATGCTGTCCGAATTTTTTATATACCCCTTCTTCATTCCAAAGCATTCAACTAATATCTCAACAGCACATACCGTATCGCGAGGAACCAGTTTTATTCCTGATTTATCCGCCCCCGAATGAAAAAGCATTCTTCTCTCTTCATCCCATAGACGCCAGTCTTCTGGTACTTCCTTTTCCAAAAATTCAAGAATAATTCCCTCTTTAACATTTACTACTTTATGCTCTTCCTGCTTCTGTTCCGCTATCTTTAATGCTTCTCCAGTTAAAAATAAATCTGTTCCGATAATATAATTCATATAGGCTTCCGCCCATATCTGATCAACTTCATTGTCAAGGTTTTCCCAAATGCTCTTCTTAGGCTTCACAATCCCAACTTCAACCGGCCAGAACCTTCTGTTCCCTGTCCTGTCCCTTAGAAACTCTGAATCATTTGAAGTTCCAAAGAACACACATCTTCTTGGATATTTCTCTGTAACCCTTCCGTATGCCTTACGGTATATGTCGTCCTGCTTGCTTAAAAACTGCTTTATCAAATTAGTTTCACTTCGGTTAAATCCTGTGAGTTCTCCAAGTTCATTAATCCATGTTCCCTGAATCATTTCAGCAGCTTCCTTGCCCTCAAAAGTCTGAAGGCTGTCGGAATACCAGTTTTTTCCAAGTTTTGCTAAGAATGTACTTTTACCAATTCCCTGCTTTCCAGTAAATATAGGCATGTAATCATACTTGACTCCACCTTCAACAGCTCTCGCAACTGCAGCCGCCAAAGATACCTTCATTACTTTCCTTGTATAAATACTGTCCTCCGCACCGAGATAGTCTCTCAGAAGCATTTCTACTCTAGGCTTTCCATCCCACTTAACGCTCTCCAGGTAATCCCTTACACTGTTGTATCGTCTTTTGTGGGAAACTAGCAGAAGTGCATCATTGACTTTGTTTTCTCCGGTAAGACCATACCTGTTTTCAAGATAGTTTCTTAAACCGCTGTCATCCACTTCCTCGTACTGCCTTATTTCATCTCTATTGTCCCATGGCGTAGTTCCCATAACCATTGCCCTGTTTGCAAATTCATCTATTGCAAACCTTCCTTTTAAATTTATATCGTTTTCCAGTACAATTTCTATATTTTTTATAGTCTTTAAATACTTTCCATTCTCATTTTCTGTCAGCAGGTTCATCCACTCAACATCTGTATCCTTGTCATCAATTGTCGTAAAATCCTGTGCCGCCTTTTCGTACCGTTCTTTATTCAGTATCGCTGACACTTCTTTTATTTCCCTTGCAAGTCTCGACATTTCAGTAAATGAAGGCAGTTTGCTCGTAGGTGTTCCTTCCTTTGAATCTGCGTCCATATCAGAGAATTTATGAAGCCTTACCATGTCGAAAGCATTACATAGTTTTCCGCCACAAGGATCCGTTGCATGGTGCGAGTAGACAAAAACGTCGTCATATATTATAGCTCCGCCAAATGTGCTTCCTTGAGTGTAGGTCATCCTTTTTCCATCATCTGATATCTCATACTCTTCCGGAATAAACTTTTCCACTGCTTCAGCTATTGTAAAAGTTTTGCAGAAGGCTCCAATCAGTCCGCTTTTCTCTAGTGGGTTTTCCTGTTTTTTAAGAAGCCTTTCTGCAACTTTTTCAGATCCAGGAACTTGTGGCCACTCACTCATATTTTTCCAGTCATCGTATAGATTAAGTGTACCGTCAACCGATACAGGCGGGTTTTCAAGGTTAAAACTATAATAAATTTTATAGTTCACATCCTGCGAACAGCTTGGCCAGAACATCAGCCTTGCAGGTTCAAAAGTTGTAGGGTCGCACATTTCAATCCCTAATCTCTGGGCAACTTTTCTTGATACAGGTTCATACTCGTCAGGTGTCATATCCCTGTCTGCAAGGAACATAGCTCTTAATCTCGGAGCGGCTTCAGAATGCTTACGGGTGGGATGTATCACATACGACACATTCAAATCTTTCACCTTTTCCATAACCTCTTTTGTTTTCCCGCTTGGAATGTTGTCAAGATCCAGGGTGATTAACGAACGGCTTAATAAATTTGTGTTTTTTCTCTTCCCGTTTTTCAGTTCTCCGGCAACGAATCCGCCAACATCTTTCAGGTTATCCTGCTGTGATTTTCTCAGCTTCATAAAACTTTCATATGTTTCAGTTGTCCTTGTAGGATTTTCAAGCCTTTTAATAAACTCACTCCACAGCAGTTTTTCAGTTTTCCAGTGAGTTTCTTTTCTGCTCCCGGCAGTGGATATTACTATTTCCCTATTTGTCATTTTTCCTCCTTTCAAATATTTTTAACTGTTCCAAAACTTTTCTATTATTTTTATTGCTTCACGTAGCTTTTCAAATTCAGACTTGTCAATTTCATATATAAATTCTGTATTTATCACAAAACCTTTCTCATTAAAAATTATCTCAATGAAATCATTATAAGCATTTGAGTAATCCAGCCTTACCATCATACTGGCATTTTCAAAATTAACAACAGATAATCTGAATAAACTTTCCAATTTTTTCTTTAAATCTACGGCTAAAGAGTTGAAAATTCCGTTACATTCATCCAAATCACTTAACACTATCCAAACTTTATCTCGATTAGCCACCCGTTTCAAAAAATCTTTTAAATACATAACCATCAATCCTTTTTATAATACGGTGTTTCAAAGCCGTCAGCCCTTAATATAAGCCCCTCAGCCCACTCAATATCCTGCCCCATTATTTCACACACTTCATCTACAGATGTTTCCATAGGTGTTTCAATGACCACCTCATCATGAATGTGCATTACAATTTTAAATCCTTTTTCAGTTAATCTTTTAATTGATACCGCAAGGCAGTCTCTTGCGATAGCCTGAACTACATTTTCCGTTAATTTTCCGCCATAAGTATCTGTTGTTTCCCATTTTCCACTTGTCTGATTACTTGACTTGTAAGTAATAACTTGTGATCCCCAACTGTTTTCCCTAGTTCCAGGGTTAGCGTAATACAGTTTACGCCCACTTGGAAGTGTTATGGTAAAAAAGTCTATACCATTTGCCAAATCGCCTTCCCTGCTTAATAACAAGTCTTTTACCGCTACCCTTGAGCCTGATTCAATTACATCTACAGCAGCGTTTCCGAGGCTGTACCATAAGTCAACTATTCTCCGATTTGAATTTCGCCACATCCGTACAATTTCAGGCAGTTCTTCCTGAGTAAGTCCCATGTCTATCGCACCCATTGCGGTCAAAGCACCTGGCCCACCTTGATATCCCAATGCAAGTTCAGCAATTTTCCCTTTCTGTCTCAAATGATAATTTTCTTTGCCTTTTGCGATTGATTCAATTGGAACTCCGAACATCTGTGAAGCTGACGCTTCATAAATTTTTCCGTGAGTCCTGAATACTTCAGTTCTCCACCGCTCTCCAGCAAGCCAGGCAATCACTCTTGCTTCTATCGCCGAAAAATCTGCAATTACAAACTTCTTTCCTTCTTGCGGAACAAAAGCCGTACGTATTAGCTGTGACAAAGTGTCAGGTATGTTGCTGTATAAAACG